GCAATACAATTATCAGGGTCATAACGTGTAGATGAATGTCCCCTTATCCAATAGTGACTTGCTGTGAGATTATCTACAGTTCCACATTTTAAACATTTCTCATCTCTGCCACGGACAAAAAGAGAAAAATAGTTATCTGCTGTTTTTGTTTTAATCATATTATCAAAAGACTGTCTCGGCTTTTAGCGGTGTTTTTCTTTTTAAAAATCCTGATCTTTTCATAATTTAATCTCAACTGTACAAATAGTGTCGTTATGATTTCCGCCATGTGCTACTAAAAGTATTTCTCTAATTTCGTATTTTCTTGTTTTCCCCATACCACTAGTATTCCAACCAAAAGAAATAACATACCCTCCTTTTTTAACAACTCGATCAATTTCATCTTTAATCTTTCTCCAATATTTTTTATGTTTTATTATTAGTTCTGTTTGTTTTGGAAAAGATAATGAATCAAAACCGTTTTCTTTTCTTTTCATATTAATATTATCTAACTTTTTCTTGAAGTTTAATGAGACTCTATTAATAATATTAGAATTACCATTAATATCAGATTTAAGTCTTAATCTGTTTTCCTTATTACATTTTTTATTTTTTGCCATCATGGGTCGAATGGATTAAATTTATCAAACTTATCAAGTTGTCTTTTAATATTTGTATCATGGATAAGCATTACAACAATCCATACAATTATAATAATTGTGAACGGCCATGATAACCTCAGTAATGTTTCAAATAAGAATCCCAATCCGGATGCAGAGTCTACTCGACCAGGAGCACCCCCTTTCATCATCTCAGTCGGTTGATTCGCTATTTTATCCATCAGACTTCCCGCCACCAAAGCCGCCTCAACTTGCGGTTTTGTCAGTTTGGCAGGTTGGATATTAAAAGGTTTCAATTCAGGAGTTGAATAATCCGGCTCAAATGTTATTCTCTTAACTCCATCTCGACCCCTATGAGCTTCCGGCGGTGTCCCAAGGGAAGCAGGCCACATCATCAGACCATATAAATCGTAATCTGATATAGTCTGAAATAAACTACTAAGACTATATTCTGCTTCTGTATTTAAGGGAATTAATGTATCGATGAATGAACGACCATAAAAACCACCTACCACAATATCTCGTGCTATTTTTATAGGCATGTGATACTTTTGTTGAGAATGGTCATGGCGATACAATTGATTTAATTTAGTATAAGAGCCGGCAAAAATAAGGTACTCCGCTAAATGCCCCTCAGTTGTCTCCGTCCAAACTTCCACCAACAAAGTGACATCCATCTGTGTTTTATCTTTTTTAGTATGACGCCCTTTCCATTGAGTTTCAACCTGACTCTGACCACTCCTGATATAAAAAGCCCCCCCCGTATGTGTAAGGGATGCCGTACCTTGAAATTTATTTGATACATCGGCTGGCAACTCCCCAAATGGAATTTTCAAGTCCTCCATTCCTTTATAGACTTTTGACTTTTTACCTGGAGTTATCGAAAGACCTGTCACATAATCTGTAGGGACATACCTGACCCGAATCAACCCCCGCACATCCGAGGGAGTGGAAACATCTATCGGAATAGGAATTAACTCCCAAGGATTAATTACCTCAATCCCCATACTATCTTCGCCCTCTACCCACAATCCTAAACCAATTGTTCCATAATGAAGCAAGGAAGGAAAAATGTTAAGAGCTAATTTAGAGACCTTCTCTTGAGGAAAAGCTGAATCTAAAACTACTTGGGCTGTACTTGCTTTCCTCAATCCATCGAGACTTTTTCCACGCCTCGACACAGCCGGAGCCAAATTTATCGTCAACAATCTTCCAAGTTGGGCCTGATATTTTGCAATAATCTCCTCATACCTGAATTTGAGTACCCCTGACTTATCCAAGTAGGACGCATTAAGAGTTCCATTTCCGTAGTTGATATTCGTGAAATTCCTCAAACCCCGCATATAATAATGATTTATGAACCAATTGATGCTTATTGGATTTAACCGACTCTTTCCCGGCTTTCGATTTTATAGATCGGTAGTACTCAGGATTAGAATCCCTAAACATTTGCTGGCCGATAGACAGCCTCTTCGATATCATCTCCTTCTCGGCTACTGTTAGTGACTCGTCATATTTTCTGTTTTTCCTTTTGCCATCTCAACAGCGTCTTCAAAACTACTAGAATATCCAACATAATTGTGGCAATCATCCCTAAAAACAACATGCCTGTCTATTGGCTTTTCCTTTATTGCTTTTCCGGGCTTAATTAATTCCCATCTTCCATCCTTTTCCATTAAACCTTTTTTCCATCCTGCGCCGCTTTCATTAACGCCTTCAACAAAAAGCCAACCAACACTACCATGTTTTTCACCAATTATAATTCCCTCGTCCCCATTGGACAAAGAACTATAATCTCTTGCGTCCAAAACTCTGACCCTATCACCTACTCTAAATTCCATTTTCTTCACCTCCGTCAACTCTATTGATCTTCATTTTCCTTATCTTTCTGTTTCTGAGTATGGATTCCGGGCTCAACTTGAACCCGGGGTTCTTCTCTGGATCTGCCAGCTCCCTGAAATCCACCTTGAATGCTTTGACTTTCATTTTTTCTTGCTCCTTTGTCTATGCTTTTTGCAATGTTGGTGGTAGATGATCTCTGGTTTGACCTTTGCCCCACAGCCGAAATATATGCACCTGTGTTCCTTCCTCATTTGGTGCCTTGTGGTCTTTCTCTGCTCGTTAACGATGTCGTTCTTTTTCCTTCTCTTGCACGCCAATGTATGTGCCACGTTGTTTCCGCACAGGCAGTCACTCATTTTGGTTTCTCCTGCTTGATTTCTTCCACAATGTCCTCCGCAGAGGGTTGTGCTTTTGTCCTATTCTTTCTATTAAACTCAATCCCCCTGTCTTGGATCTTCTGTAGTTCCTCACTTCTTTCCTGGTTTTCCATTTCCCCCTCCTGTCTCTTCCTGCGCCACTGTCGCGTTGTTTGTGGCCCATCTGAGCGCCCTTACTATGGCCCTTGTTTCCGCAATCCTTACCCAATGCTTCGCTGTATCTCCTTGCACGTTGTCTGGATTTACATCCCCATGGCCCTCGAATACGCATCCATTCGCAATCACTGTTGCCTTGAAGGCTGCCCTCTTCTCTTTGAAATCTACTTGCAACATCTCTGTCCTTATTTCCAGTGTGTTCTTAAACTTCTTGTGCGCATCCTTCAATAGATCCTCGAAGTTTGTCATGTCATCCTGCCCTTTGGATTGCTCTTTATTATCGGGCATCTTGTCAAGAGTTATCTCGCCGACTTTCTTGGTCTTCTCGTCGTACTCGAAGTTGATCTCGGCTCCCCTCAGAATTATGGATTTCTCCAGTTCCTTCAAAAGCTGTTCTTCCCCTGTCACGTTATACCAAAACTTTTTGTCCTGTTCCAAGGTAAAACCGACCTGAATCACTCCGTTGAAATCTCTTGGTCCTGCAACCGAGTTAACTTTTCCTTTGACTTCCATTTTTTTCCTCCTTGTATTTAATTTCTCCTCGCTTCTCTCCTTTGCTTGCGATGAGTATCTTGCTGAATATTTTGTTTTTGAGCAACCATTTACACTTTGCTCTTTCTTCTGGTTTTAAGTATCCATTACTTTTTGCTTCTACTCCCATTATTTCTTTACAATCTTCATATCCAGCACACATAGGAATAGCAAAATCTCTAAAAGCAATAAAATCTGGGAACCCATGAGTATTGCTTCTAAATCTTGTCGACTTTGCTGGAACAAGCTCGTGATGCGCATCTGGCAAGAAATTAGTTATATAATTTATTTTTTTGCCATTGAGTGTTTTGCATACTTCTAACTTGACATTATTGCCCCATCTATCTACAATCCATCCTTTTGATTCTAAGTCAGCTCTTACTTTTCTTTCGAACCTGGCTCCTGCAGCCCGGTTCTTTTTTCCTTGTATTTTTTTATCTATCATTTTAAATCCTCCTCAGTTATGTTGAAAAAATTCCATAACCACCCATTTATAC